CGGGTAGCGGGTAATCCGAACAATCAGGTCGTCGTTGGTGAACTTTATCGTGTGAACTTTCATCGCTCACCTCCTTTCCCCGAGAACCGGGCCGTAATACCGGCCACTCCCCGATAGGCGTAGGCTGCCAGAGCGAGCGCTGGCAAGGCCAGCAAAGGCTCTCCGGTGGCCAGGGCGAACAACAAGACAAACAACGAAGCGACGAAACGGACGCTTCGCCACATTTCACGGCGGGTGAGTTTGACCTCGAGCTCCCGCTCAAAAAATCGGATTAGGTAATTTTCGAACGCGTAGGTTCTGCGTTCGACGCGCGACGGGGAGATTGTTTCCCGAATCGCAATGGATTTGTTTGTGTCCATAAGATGAATTGTTTGCCAAATAGGCAGAAAAACGGCTGCCATTTCCCGTGTGGCAAACAATCCATCTTGATGCGTCGAGCAAAAAAAAGGACAGGGGAAAGACAGCCGTCATTTCGTATAACATGCCATACAAAGATGGCCATGATGGACACAAAAAAAGCCCAAATTCGCATTGAGCCGTTAACCGTGGCCCGAACGTCATCGTTTTCGATGGATTATTTGCCGACACAAATATGAGTCATATTTTCGACACTACCAAATATTTCCCATAAAAAAGCCCCGACTTTCACAAGCCGGGACTTCGAGAAACTTAAATTGAATCTATGAAGTTTTCACACAACTCCGTTAGAAGAATAGCGATATAGGGCATTCTGCGGGAACTTTTCGCACCCAATGTATAAGGTATCGAAAGCATCGGTACCGTCGGTGCGGTGCTCGAGCAGGGATTCCTCAGACTCTTCGTGCTTTTCCCCACCCTTGTCTTTCTTGAACCCGTTCCGCCCCCGCGATACGCCGGCAGATTGTATCGCCAGAATAAGATCGTCGTTATTCTGGCGATTGAAGAATGGCATTAACCGCTGCTTGCCTGCGAACCCTTGATTTATGAGCAGATACTTCTCATCGTGTCGCATGGGGTTGCCCAGATAAAAATCGATGACCTCCCAGCCATGCCGCTCAAATTCGTGGCAAACCACCCAGTGGAAATCTTGATTGTTGATTGCATAGTTTGAGCCCAGGGCGGTGCTATCGTAGTAATAGACGACGGTCTTATTTTCGTGATTCGCATAGTATGTACAGAAATCATCGATAAGAGCAGGGATTTTACGCTCGAATTTGACGAAGAACGATTTTATGATGTTGAGCCTACGCCCGGAGGGTTGCCCGGCGACTATCCAGTTGATGTTAGCGTTGTAATCCATGCCGATGCAGATAGGTTCGAGCGGGTTCACGTCCTTATCGGCCCGGCTATCGAGAAGAGCCGGATCGAAGTCATAGCCCAGCGAATCGAGGTAGTCGAAATCACTGGCGTTGTATTTATGCGCTTCGCGCATGGAGGAGTAGAACCCGTCCTTAGCGATGCCGATACGCTGGCAGAGAATAGATGTCTGGAAGGTCTTGGGCGTGAGGTCACGCTTCATCTGCTTGATGTAATTCTCACCCAACAGTTGCAGGTTCTCGATAGAGGAATACTCTCGGTAATAGACAGCCACCGAACGCATTTTGTTGAGATTAGTGTCGAGACGTCGGATATAGCCTTGTAAATACTTGGGCACCGGCTTTCCGGCCTTCTTAAGCTCACGAATGCGGTTCTTGGTCTTCCATATCTCGAAGACGGTCGCCTTGATTGTCTCTATCAATTCGATGTCCATCTTATCCTTGTAATGCAGGAACCACGACCCTTTTTGAGTCTGTGGCATGTCACTCAAAATCATCAGCGAGTGGTTACAGGAGTGAGCCCCGAAATAGGATTTGATGCCTCCATTGGCTGGGAGGGTCTCTTCTTTGAGCTTTTTGTAATCGATGAACTTGGCTTCATCGACGAGCACCCAGGAGAGAGTGAGCGAGTTTGAGGAGCCTGGGCGGTCCTGGGATATAATGATGGCTACCGAACCGTTATAAAAGGAGATAACGTGTTCATAGTCGGCCGGCTCGGTGATGGGCCTCGCAAAAGTTTTCGGCGGTCGCCGACCTACAACGTAGTGAACCCCGTTAAGAAATCCCCATCGCTTCCAGGCTGCAAAGAGCCCCGGGAGGGTGTTCGTGAGGCCGTGTTTGAACGTAGGCACGACGATTCCTCCGGTAGAACCTGGCATTCGCTGCATATTCCGGAGAACAAACGGCGAGGCGATACTGTCGGTTTTACCGGTACGACGCCCGGCGACAATCACCGTAGTGTTGGCTCCGATGAGCTGGGTGAGCCGCTGCGGCACGTTGAAATAGACCTTATTTTGTGCTTCCATCTCCAAAGAGTTCATCTTCCTCGAGGTCGGCTTCCTCAAACTCAATATCTTCGATGTCGATTGTCTCTTTCCGATATTTATCGAGCATCTCCTTGATTTTCTCGTTAATGTTGGGAATTGGTTTAATTCCCAGCACCGTGGGATCGTCGGTAGCCGTAAAGGGTTGCACGACGATTTGGTCGTATGGCATGGCTCTCTCGTCCTCGATATCTACCCGATTGTATTTGGCATAGCTGGAAGCGGCTCGCTCCATGGTCTTGGTATCCTTGCGCTTTTTGGCCATCTGATATGTCTCCAAGAGCATCTCGTTGGCCCGCCAACGATGATAGTCGCGCGATGCCTCGGCTATTCTCGGAATCATTGCCTTGATTATAGCGAGATCGGAATAAGCAGAGGCCTGAGAGATGTGATACCGGGAAATGAGAGTGTCGACAAACTGCCTATCCTTGGCATCTGGATTGGCAACTACCCAGGAATACATGTCACGCAGACGCAACAGGCGCCGCACGGTGATTTCATCGTATTTCTCCCTGAGCTCGGCCTCGGCCGTAAAGAGGTCGAGCTGGCATATTTCTAAGGTAGCAGGTAGTGGCATGATTATTCGTCGTCCTCCATATCCATCAGGTTCTTTCGACAATTCTCCAACGCAAGTGACGAACCCACCAGGGCAAGGGTCATCTCCTGTTGCCGAAGTTTAAGTTTCGCCCCCGTCTTTCCTCTCATGTAAGCTTTATGGGCATCAGACTCTTTCATTGCGATTTCGGCGCGTAACGATTCGGCCGGGACGTCGATAATTACAGCGATATCAGAGATGGGCATGTAAAGAGCTGCCAATTTTTCAATCTGCTCCAATTCTTTGAGTGAGTAATTCATAAAGCGGTACTGAATGGTTCTTTATCATCTCTTCAATTCGAGATTGCAGGGTGCTGAACAGGGCCTTATCGGTGGCTATGAGTGTGGATTCAAAACGGTTGCCCCGGGTAAGATTCTGCGAAGTAATCACCGAGACGGTGTCTCCGGCCTCGGATTTGACAAGAAGAACCTTGCTGTGGTTATCGGCAAGGTAGGTATTCTCAATGACCTGCGAAATAAAAGCCCACAACGAGAGAGTCTTGTTGGTTGCCTTATGGTCGAGTATCAAAGAAAATCGGGATACAGCTCCGGATTTTTCGATAAAGAAAAGTCGGCGCAGGAACTCCTCAGAGATGGAAAACGACGTTTGCCATACCTCCGATCGACCAACCTGCCCGAGAACCCATTCCAGAATATCGGCAATCTGTATGGTGTTGTCGAGATAAACCTGGAATGGGGCCTTGTCGAGCGGTGAGAGGATATTCCCTATCGCCAGACCTCTTTTCATTCAAGAATGCCTAACTGTTTCAATTCTTCCGTTAACTTATCAGAAGGGCTTCCGATAAGTGCGTAATTTTCAAGAATCTTTGCTTTGAGCTCCGGAGTGGGATTCTTTTTATATTTCCCTTTGCTCAGATTAACTATGAGTTGGGCTTTTTTGCTCTGCTCGGTAGTCTCTTCTTTGAAAACTTCCTTGTCCTGTTCCGGCGCCGATGTACTATCTCCCTCCCCGAGAGTTTGGGATTCATCGTCTTTCTCAGGAACCGGTGCATAATGGTCGTATCTCTCCCAGTTATCATGGATTTTCTTATCGAGCGCAATCAACTCCTGCAAGAAGGGGTAGCGCTCGCTATCGGGGCATGGTGACTCCTCGGTAGATAGCAATCGGAGCCTCGTCTGCACATCACGCATTCGCTGGGTAATACCCAGGTTCTCGACATAGAGCGATTGAATCTCCTCGGGGAGCGAATCGTGGTCGGCTCGTTTGCCTTTTTTGAAGTCATTCGCCGGATTGGACTCCTCAAGAGAGAGGCGTTTCTCGACAATCTTCTCGACCTGAGCTTCCATCTGCTTCACCTGGTCATGCGTAAATTCCCGCACTCGGAAATTGACATATTTCTGAATCTGTCGGGAGATAAACTCTGCATGCCTGGACGGATTCGCCGCAAGATTTCGATACTGAATTTTATTGCCACAAAGGCGAAAAAGATAGATGTTACCCTGTTCATAGTCTCGCTGTTCTTTGGGCGTAGCGAGCCATTTTTGTAAGGATTCCGTTAGTTTTTGGTCCATCATTCAAATATTTCTATATCAAATTATTCCGTCAGATAAAAAAAATCGAGAGTATCGAAGTTATTCTCCGGCACATCGTTCAGGAGTCCGTCCTAATCCTTCCATACTCTCGACCACTTTTTAATTACTCACCAGGAACTTCCGATCCATCGGCCATGAAATCACCATCTTCTGTTTCAATTTTCCCATTGTAGAAGGGAGCCGGAGTTTCATCGGTAGCCTCGACCGAAATTGTTGTAGAAGCTGTTCCCGTAGGTCCTTGGCCAAGATCCTGAGCGACGGTTGACTTCGTTTGCCAACGCTCACAACCCACTACTCGCCATTTGTCGGACATATCCTGTACAAGATAGACGTTGTCGTTGTTGTTGATATAGGCTGCAGCAGCCGAAGCCTCGGCTCCTACTCCCGGGTGTACAATCGTCAACTTGTTGAGCTGTGTCTGGCTTGGCACCTCACCCTGAGCTTCACTGGTAAGTTGGGACTTCTCAGGGAGATGATCGATGTACTTCCATTTGGAATCGGCGTTGAGCCTAAAATTGCCAGTCAACTCTGCCGATGTAGCCCTTCCGTTCTCGTCACGTGGTAACGTAGGCCATTCCAAGATCTCAGATTTCGAGATATAATACAACCGGCGACGGACACCGGGAAGCACGGGGGTGCCTTGGCACCACCCGAGCGATTTTTGAATATTAAGACATTCTGGCATAATTAGAATTTTAGCGGTTAAAAACTAGTCTTGCGTGGCATCGACCATGAGCAGCATGCGTGGATCAATCGAATAGAACTGAACACCGAAGAACATGGCAGCCGAGAGGGTCAAGAACCAGGGTTTGAATCGGTCCACTTGGATATTCTCCGCATCGGACATGTTGTCGTAACCATATAACATATTCGATTTTGGAGCCAAGAAGAACTTGGAAGAACCTGAGAGACAAGTGAGAGGAGCCAGCGTAGTCTTGTTGTTCGATCCTTCTACGATTGTCTGCTCAAATTTCTTGTTGTATACGATGCCACCATGGGTGAGCATATAGGCATCGTTGTAGGCATCAGCGAATTCGGGTGAACAATAGAGGAACTTTTCAGTAGCCCGGAGAACCGGGTGTGCTTTCCGCTCGATCGACTTGGCTACATCGAGCGCATCAGCTTCACTGAAACCGGTAGGAATCTTTAAAAGATTCCCCTTCTCCGTAGAAATATTCCCAGCCTCGACCTCAGCATCGGCAATGGTGGTAAAGCCGTTGAATAGGTCGGCGGTAGTATCGCCGGATTCGTTGCGTTTGGCGGTAAAGAGTGCATTGTGCAGAGCTTCACCCAGGCTTTTGGCCACGGTGGCGATCACTAGTTTGGCCGAAGGGGCTACCTTCTGACCTTCGCCAAGAAACGAGGCACCCTCGCCAAGCAAGGTGGTAATAACAGAGTTAGGCTCGAAATCCTCACAGGCATTACCGAAGAAGGTTTCGAGTTCGCGGTATTTCACCTCGGTAGCCGACGATGAGCTCTTGGAGGCCTTGTAGGGGCCAAACTGGGCGTTAGAAGCGGCGGTGCCGACATGGAGTTTGCCTCGCACTCCAGGAATGCCTGTCATAAAACGGAGAGAATCTTTAGCGGCCATCATGGGAATGAGCAGGAGCTCTTTTTTCCACTTCTCTGCTGCCTTTTTGTAATCCTCGTCTGAAAAAGAGATTGTATGTGCCATAATAATCAGGGAATTTGATTAAACAATTCTTGTGCTCTGTTAACGGTATCGACATACGAGTCGAATGGAGATTTCTCCCCCTCGGCCGATAGATCATCGACAACATGCTTCGTGTCGTCAGCAGGTTTCTGGCGAAGGTTATCGAGCTCGGTATCCTTGCGGGCGATGGTCTCTTTAAGCTCATTGAGCCGGGAGTTCATCTCCTGGAAGCTGGAATCCAGTTTTTCCATTTGCTCGACGGAAAGGGTTAATTTTCCGCCGGTCTCCTCGATTGCCTCAATCCCGAGGCACCCGAGAATAGATTGGTAGTTTTTGTTCATCGTTGCGGTTTGTTGTTGATATTGAGTGGTTCCACGGAAAAATGAGGAGAGCATCGAAAAGATTTTCTCCATGAGTGAGTCGTTTCGCTCCTGTACCGAGAAAGGTAAAGGAATACCAGCTTCGGAAAGATCCTCTATCACCTGGGCGGTGACTTTGGGTGTGACATCGCCAGGTAGATCACAGATCTCATCAACGAATCCCCAATCGAGAGCCTCTTGCGCCGTAAGCCACCCTCCGACTTTCATCAAGTCGAGAAGTGCTTGTTTATCCTTCTTGCATTTGTTCGCATACATCGTCGCGATGTTGAGATCGATTTTCTCGAGGTCCTTCTTCTGTTTGTCATACTCCTCGATTAACTGGCGAAGCTGGTCGGCGTTCATGCTGGCCCACTTGGATATCACCGTGCTGCATTTGTGAACGAGGTACATTCCCGAGGTTGCAATGCTAACATGTTTAGCTCCCAACGATGCTATCGTCGCAGCACTGGCATTCATACCAACATAATGAACAGAAACATTCCCGTGCCGGCGAAATGCCTCACAGATAGAAAGAGCAGAAGCGACACTTCCTCCCAGCGAGTCGATGAGCACATTTACCTCTTTCGATTCGCTTTTCTCAAGGATATACTCTACATAATTAGAGTCGAAGTCGTATCCGCCAACATATCCTTTGAGTTTAAGGTCAAATTTTTTTGCCATAGAATTACCTTTTTAGCCAAAGGTAACATCTGGGCAACAAGCAATAAAAGACTATAAATTCAACGGAATGAGCGATTTTATAGAAACCCAAGAGATTTCAATCTGAAAACCGGCCGAGTCTCCCGAAGGCGGACCGATAATCTCTTTTACATTGACAACTGGGAAAGGAGACTCTCGGGCCCCAATCAAATAAGATTTACCCGATGCACATGATATGATAAAGGCAACATTCTGTTCATCAAACGGGAAATACTCGTCTGTAAGGAATTCCAACGTCGTTTTCTCACTTGTTGAATTGTTATCGTTCTCTATGTTATACTCACATTTAGGGGAACCGACAAAAGATATTTCTGTTGTGTCCGCTAACACAGAAACAGGCAAATTCGCTTTGCTTTTCAAAGAGACATTCGGCGGGAGCATACTACAACTGACAACCTGTAAACGGCAAATGCCCGGTAAAATTTGTTTCATTGCTAAATATTTGTTATTGTGCGATTTGTGCTTTGCTGTTAAATTCTCCCTTTGAGGTCGTAGCGTTTCTTTGCTGTTTTTTTTGATACGTCTTTCTCATACGAAAATACATCTGTCGAATAGTTTCCCAGCTCTTCGGATCGTCGGAGATTTCGTGTTTCTCCATAAAGGTCCAAATGAGGTCAGAAAGATTGTGGGACAGACTGTCGAAAGTGTGCAGCTCATTCCAAAGCTCAATTCGGAATCGAATATAAATCGTCCGCTCAAGGGTCTTCTTCGCTCGGGGTGGTAGAAAATTGTAATATCGAGGATCCTTCGTTTTGAAATAGGGAATCTCAATCGCCAAAGAATCGGGAGATTTCAACGGAACCGGGATATCGGCCGGCTGCGTCGTCAGGGAATACTCCAAAATATCGTTTTCGGCACTCCCCCTCGGAAAGCGTATCTGGCCATTTTGGCCAAACTGATGAAGCAACCATTCGGCAAGATATTTCTCCAAATGGATATAAACATAGTATTGAGACATGGCGTAAGAATTTAATACACAAATATATAAATAATAAAACGAATTGTGGATATATAAACAACAAAATGAGCAAAAAGGATTAAAATATTTCTATATGTGTATTCTATGAAAAATCACAAAAAAATAGTGCAGGAGTACGCGGAGCGAGTAAATATCTGAGAAATAGATGAGTACGACCGTACTTTTTCCGCACCAAAATTTTTGTCGTACTTCTGCACAGTGCGCACTGTTTTGCACTGGAAGAAATTGAGAAAAGTACGGAATCAATACCCTGATTATCAAAAGGTAAATTTACCACCGTACGAAAGTACAATTTTTCTACTACTATTAAGATTCAAAATAATTAAAAAGAAAAGAATATATATACACATACTTATGTATATCTGATTTTCAGCGTTTTTCGTGTTTTTTGTACGGTTGCACTTTCCATACATTTTCCCGACAAGGGGGTACGGGGGATAAAGCCTGGTGTTATGAGACCAATAAGGGCCAGTACAATAATGTACCGGCCCTCCTGAATATCTTCTCCAGACCCTCTCCTCAAAAAAGTTCTGGTTGAATAGTTGAACGAATCAGCTCTTCAACCGCTTCAACAGTCGAAGGCAAGAACCTTGCCTGGTTCTGCTTAATATATCCCAGGAAATAGAGTTTCGCCTCTCGTTCCTTCATAAAATAGCCATATTCCAACGATGGAAGACGAGAGGCTCGCCGCCCATCAGCAAAGAAGATATCGTATCCGATTGCGAACTTATCGGGCGCGACCTGCCCGATAAGAAGTACGACACGTTCTCGACGATTGTCAACAACAACATCTTTCTTGTAATTCCGAAGTTCGCCTGAGTTTTCAAAAACCCGAATCCGGTAGTTTTCATAGGGATTAAAATTCACACTCATATTCTAAAATTAAAATGGTTGTTTCTTTGCAAAATCAAGACTGAATACTCCGAAATATTCTACGCCCCCCGATTTATCCGCTTCTCCCACGAATGTCTCTCCGGGGTGCTCGTCAATCCAGTTTCGGAACGATATGCCGGATTTGTTCGGTCTCGATACATTGAAATGGTACCCTTTGAAATCGCAGTAGAGCACGACCTTCGTGCGGAAATTGGAGGGAGTAACCCCGAATTTACTGTCGGGGAAAGAGCTGTGATAGGCATCGTACATGGTCTTTCTCGGTATGCGTTCATTCAGATTGTTTGCCGACTCGTCGAAATAGGTCTCTGCCCACTGAACGAAAGCCTCTCCCATTTGCTGCTTGAGAGTTCTCATCTTGATGTCTCGCATCGGCGGCGGCACCGCACCCTGACCGGTTCGGTACCAACTTTCGGCCATAGATTTGAAGTAGAACATACAACACTCGGCCATGAAATTATCGAAAAGGTTCCACTGGTCCTCGTCCCAATCGGCAAAGAACTGGTGTCCAAAATCATCGATAGGCCGATGGTTGTCGTTGTACCAGTCTGAGAATGCCATATAGGTGATGCGCTCGAGCGCTGAGCGGTTGTTGGCGTTGATGGCGTGGTTGGTAGTAATGTAGAATTTGGGCGACTTCTCATTTGGAATGATGAACCGCGCCTTGGTCTTCGGATTGACAGCCAGGTCACCGGTTACAGCGAAGAAAAAGCGCTCGAAATCGAAATTTACCTTGACGTCATCGATGAAGATATTTCGAGTTCTCGGCGTTACATTTGAGTAGATATAGTCATCGTCGTTTTTGGTATTTCTCCCGTCGATAGCCGTCTGATCGAGTATTTTTGCGAGTGCTGCCCCAACTAGCGACTTACCGGTTCGTCCATTTGACTGGGCAACCTCTCCCATCTGGCCGTCCATCGCGATAACCGCCTTCAACTCGGTTTGATATTTGTAGTCGCACATAAGAAACCCGATAGATGTAATCTTGTTGACGACATGCTGCTGAAATTCCCGCTCCTCCTGGTCAGTAGGTGTGTGCCCTGGTATGTTCCAAAAATTGGAAGTATTGCAGATGAACTGGAAAAATTCACAGGCTTTCCCCTCTTCTGTCGGAAAAACAGAAAAGCCGGCAGCCGGGTCATATTCGATTTTATCAATAACGGGAACCCGCTTGAACTTTCGGCGTATGACTTTGTCGCTCCACACCTGCCCCAGCAAGTCGCCGAACTCAATTCCGCGCGATGTTATCTGAATTTGGCCATTTCGGTAGTACATGCGTTGAATGTGCGGCTCGAAATTGTCGAAATTGTCATCTATTTTCGTGATGCGCTCGAGCTTGTCCGGCCCCAGGAGAGAACCGAGGCGGGAGGCCAACATCGTAATTACATCGCGATCCTTACAAGTTTGTAGCGCGTAATAGTACACGAAATCGCGAATTTCGGTTGGCCCAGAAAGATGGACGACGCCGTCGTCGATGCGAACGAACTTATATTGATCAACCTCCAAGTCGGAAGTGTGAATGCGATAAAAGCCATTGGCTGAAATGAATTGCAGGGCCTCGATATAGTCGAAGTCGACAGTTTTCTTCCCCTTATCATTCGCCCCGATGACCCAGAAGTCTCTCTCACTCGAATAGCGCGATGCCTGGACAAGTTTGCCGTCCTCAATTCGGTAGTTTATCTTAGCAAAACGGAAATTAGGAATTTGCAAGAGCTCCTCCTTGTGACGCTCGAAGAATCCATCTCTATCATTCAACAGCCAAAAATCCTTGATTTGAAAATCGGTCTTCGATGTAATTTTGTATATGTCAAGGAATTGCCCTTTGCCGTCATGGGTGTGCATAACGGTGTCTATCTCCTTTCGCAGCACCTCCTCTCTCCCTTTGAGGGTGTTGCAAAGTAAATCGTCGATACCTTTGTCGTGCGAGGGTGTGTCGTTGATGTGGCCGAAGAAGATATCAACCGACACCCCGATATTGTGCATTGTCTGAACGTACTGCTTGAATTTGATAACAGCCTTGGCGAACTGATTCGGCCGCTGATCTACGTGGTCCCCTATCTGAATCTCGCGGTGAAGGTGGTCCCAGTCGCTATCCATCAACAGAACGACATTCTTTATCGTGCATTTTTGAACCAGGTACTGAAGATCCTGGATCAACCCAGTCTCGGCATTCCCGATATTGTAAATTCCTTGAATACCGATAGAAGCAATGCCATGCTTGCAGGCCTTCTCTGCCTTCTTCTCCCCCTCCTGAACGATGAGAGTCTCGATGTGAGTTTCGGAAAGGAATCGCTCCCTGATATATTGAGGAATATAGAACTTAGTCGGGGCCCCCTTGGGTGTCTGGTATTTGATCTCCCGGCCATCTTTATCAAGATGTAACGATGGATTCGACCATCGGATCCTGACGTATGGTTTGAGACTGCCGGCGGCACCTCGCGTGGCATATTGAACAGGATTCCCCCAAAGGTCGTAGTAGTAAATAAGCATTTCATCATCGTTCTTGTTGATGTTGAAATACTTATCCATACCGCCTCGCTGGAATGCCGGCAGATAGATTTCCCCACTTTTATCGTCGAGGCGAACTTTTGCCGTGACATCTTTCACCGTAAGGCCACTGGCTTCCAGTTGAGAGAGACAAAACGACTGCTTTACTTTCTCTCGGCTTCGGTCGATAGCCCTCTGCCGCTTCTCCGATTCTGTTTCGAGAAGAATATTGTAGCGCGATGCTACAATTTGAAGGGCTTCTATGAACTCAACCTTATCATAATATTGAACGGCATCGATAGCTCCATTTATAGTGAACCCGCAAGAGAAGCATTTCGCAATATCCATATTGGTTTTATGCGTGACACAAAGCCCCTTGTTCCGTCCCGACTTATGGCACTCGGGGCACTCGCAATATTGGGTTGCTCCGCGCCCAGAGAGTCCTGGTATAAAGTCGCGAATATCTGCCGCCGATTTCACCCTATCAATATCGAATTTGTTGTATTTTTTCATTTGAATAGATTATTTGAGTCTGCGAACCTTACGAATTCGGCTTTATTGTGAATGTTCAGCCGCTGGAAGGCATTTCGGATATGGTTGTTTATCGTGTGTATAGACAAAAACAGAGCATCGGCTATTTCTTCTTTCGACTCTCCACGATACCATCTTTCCAGGATTCTCTTCTCGGCTTTCGAGATATGACTCTCAAATTCAGGGTGACATACAATATTTTCAAATTTGCATTCTCCCCGGAGAGGACAAAGAACGTGTTCAAAATGGAAGGTAGAGGCTTCGATGTCTATGATATTGTCTATGTTGCCAAAGTTGCAGCGACAGAATCTCGAGACAATCCGATATCGGAAAAGTGGAAGATTAGCCTTGCTCTTGGCATATTCAGAGGCCAAAGCGATATATGCTTTTGGATAGAACTTTTCAATCAGATTCGCAATTAAGGTCACAATGTCGTAGTCTTGTACCTTTAATCGGCACGGTGATTTGCCCCCACTTCTATACCATAGTTCATCGTTAAAGATGAAAAATTCAATGGAGGCAGTAAATAGTTCGTCCAT